GGACACCATGTCAAACCATTCAAGGTCTGAGTTGCGCATGACCTCAGACTGGGCAGCTTGCGCACCGTGAGGATCGTCAAGTATCAAACGAGATCCACCCTCACCAGTTGCCGTGCCTCCGACAGAGGTTGCCAACCTATAGCCGGTCTTGTCGTTCTCGAATCGCTGCTTGGCGTTTTGGTCACCAGACAGCTCAAACATGTGCTTCCACCGGTCTTGATACCAGTTTGATTGCAGCAGACGCCGAGTCTTCAGGTTATCACGAGTACTGAGGTTGCCTGAATACGAAGCGCACAGAAACTTCTGCTGAGGGTTGACAATCCATTCCCATGCAGGCCACATGACCGAGACGATGGTTGACTTGGAATGCCGAGGCGGAATGTTGATCAGCAACCGTTTGATGTCACCAGAAGTAATGGCTTCAAGGTGTTCACAGATTGCTTCAATGTGCCAGCTGCCGATAAATGGAATGCTTGGCTCAACAACATGCCAAGATTGTTTGACAAATTCGTATAGATTGCTCTCAGCTTTGCGACGAAGCTGTTCCCTTGTAATCAGCTCACTCAGAGCTTTGTGATCCAAAGGTGCGTTCATTCTGTCTTTGCTGCTTTACCAAGCAAGGTTTGCATTTGCGCCAGCTCCGTGTCGCTCAGACCTTTAAGGTCCACAACAGAGGTTTCGATAGCTCCGCCGTTCGGCCCGCTGATCTCGCTGCGTGCAAGCTTCGGCACGTGATACTCGACCACGGATTGAAACAAGTTGAATGCCTTCTCAGGGTTTGGCCTGATCTCATAGACCATGTTGCCTTGACCGTCATAAACTTGGTTGCCGTCTTTGTCCAGCATGGGCTTGCCGTTTGCCACCAGATCAAGCCAACCGGCCAAACGGTGTGCATTGCCATCAACGAACTCGGCAATCGCTGCCTTTGCCGTCAGCGTGATTTTGTTCTGCGTGCCTGCAGCACGGCCTGAACCGGCAGGACGTGTAGAGCCAGGCTTGGCACCGCCGCCGTTGTTTGAGCCAGGCAAAGCACCTGCTTTTCGTTTCGGTGCGGGTGTTCGAAGTTCCATAATCAACCCTTTCGGTCAGATTGTCTATTTTGGATTGTATTGTATCCCTTATTGCGCACGTTGGTATCTACGTCTTACTAGGAACCACCACGAAGCGCTTGAGCCAGTCAGGAGGTTGATCACCATAGACGTAGGCCAGCAGCATGCTGTAGGCCTCATCTGCTCCCTCGCACACAAAAACCTCATAGCCTTTTGCACGCAGCTTATCGATCACCTCGTTCTGGTTGTTGCTCGTTCTACCGCCAATCTTCTTCATCTCGATAAACAGGCCGTGTTTCTTTTCACGCGGCTCTGCGAGAAACAAGTCAGGCGCTCCTGCCAAAACCCCTTCTCTCTTCATCTGCGCTGCTACGCGTATGTCTCTCTTGCCACCGTTCGGAATGCTCATAAAAACCAGTTCAGGATGGAAGTTACGCACTCTGGCAACTAGCAAAGTTTGTTCACTGGACTCAGATTTTGTAGGCTTGTTTTTCATCGAGGATCGAGATCGAGTTCATAAAAATCCAACCGGCCACCGGCAGCATATATACTTTTTTGCAAATCTATATATGCATTCCGGCCATCTACTTTATATACATTTACTCTATCCTCTATCCTATCTAGTATAAAAGATAAGGAAATCAACAACTTAATCGAGATCGCGTTGAGGATCGAGTTGAGGATAGGATTAGGTTCTGTCATTCTAAAAGATCTTTTTCGTTAGTTTCGTCCAATTTTTGTCGAACAAGAACGTTGACTTCTTCTGCTTCCATTTTTGCCAGATCTTTTATCGCGATCTTCTTGAACCAGATTTGACACATGCTGCCTTTCCATTTCACAGACCTTTCAAGCTTCATGTAGCCTAGTTTCATGAGCATCTTGTTGAGTGCTTTTCCCTTAGGAACTTCCGCCTCTTCAATAAAGCTCATAGCCGTTGTGAGATGCTTACTCGAGAAAATTTCCTTGCTAAAACCGTATCCACCCTCATCAAGCAGAGTCTTTATAGTCTGAAACTCATCAGATGTGTTTAGGCCAATCATCTGATTTTTAGCAAAAGATGTAGGTGCTTGGCCCTTAGGATTAAACCCTTCGACAGGCTCAAACTCAAGCAACCACTTCCTAAGTCCAGGTGCGTGGTTAGCAATAGACTCAAACAAACGGCTAAAGTAATTGCTATCAGCCACTTGCCTCAGTTCTTCCTGATCATTAAAAGGTGTGAACTGAACCCACCACCGACGGTCCGTATCCTCAAGAGGCAAGGCGTCATGATGGTTAGTAAAGGCAATGTAGTTGACCGTGTTTGGTGCTACGTACTCGTTGACGCCCTTTGGGTGAATGGTTACCTGATCATTGGTAATGTATGGCTTGATGGTATTCAGAACGTCGTGGCGGTTGTGGCCAACCATACGAATCTCTTCTAAGACATTGACACATCTGCCTGCTGCCCAACTAGTAAAGCCTGTGCCCAATACACTAGGAGAGACAATGCCTACGTTGGCCATTCCCATAACTCCCATCATCAGGTTGCCAAGCACGGACTTGCCATCACCTTCAATGCCTTTAATCAAAGGTGCCCACCGAATCTTAACGCCAGGGTTCTGGACGCAGTAAGCCATCCATGAAGTCATGATCTCTGCTGCACCAGGCTCAGTCAAGATCATTGCCAAATGACTGCGCACGATGTCAATGGCTTCAAGGTCTCCTTTGCTGTATGCAGCAGGAATGTCAGGAGGGCTGTTTTTGTTGTATTCATTGACACACGGGACTCCGTTCATCTCGAACAGGTCACCGACGGCAGGATAGTAAATGATCTTGTCAGGCGTAGGAATGCCCCATAAATCAAGAGCCAAAGTAGCTGCAGAGTCATCTCCGGTTAGTCGGTTGAACATAGCACCAAAGCCTGACTGCGTAACTTTCCTTTTGGTGACTATGTTAAAGAACCGGTCTTCATGTGTGACATAAACCCAGTCAGCTGCCCAGTCAGGCACACCATCTCTGCCCTTTGGCTTAATCAGGTTCTTTGCATCTCCAATCGACACAGGGAACTTAAACTCTTTGAACTTGTCTTTGAGAATATGGGCCAGAACACCACGGCTGATGTGGTCAATGCCAAGATCTTCCTTGATTGCATCAACCACCTTTGTTCTCAGGTCATTGATGTCTGTGCAGTCCTTGATTTGTGCCTCATATTTTTCAAAGGTCCTTGTCTGCTCAGCCTTCTTGACTTCACCGGCCTTTTTGATGATTGAGGCCAAGGTGATGGCACCTCCTCCAGTGCCACGCTGCTCACTGAATGAATCCCATTTGGTTTCAAGTTCTTGCCGGTTATAGGTTGATGTGCCTTGACTGGCCTCATCCCAGACTTCCATCCATTTAGGATCACCTGAGCCTTGATGATGCAGCGCCATGCCAAGCTGCAGCCAATCCTCGTAGTTGTCAATATCGCCAAGGAAAGGAATGAGCTCTGCATAAACCTTGTCAATGTCCCAGCCGGTCAATGGCGGCTTATAGGTTTCTAGGGCACTGACCTGATTGTTTGAGCCAAAATGCCTTTCAACAAACCAGCCAATATCCTGCACAGTGTCAGGCAGCTGACCATGACCATTGATCGTATGGCCGGTAACCGTAAAGTAACGACCATCACGGTAGACCTCAATGTTGCCCTTCTTGCCTGAGATAGCAAGATTTGATCTGGTAAATAGCTTGATGCCTTTACCTGAAGGGCTAATCTCTGCATAGCCATCGATCTTATCCAACACTTCTTGAGCATCACCACTAAGCTCACCATCAACCATGCAATCATCCAGGTCAATGCCTTGGAAGTCATCTGAGCCATCAATTGTTATGCCTATGCCATCAAAACCGCCCATAAGGTATGCATCCATTGCATCCTCATAGGTTGTCCATGTAGATGGTGCTGTGCTCTTTGCCATCTTGCCATCTGTCTGGTAAGGCACCTTTTTCCAAGCAATCTCACCATTAGGTTTGGTCTGCGGGACCATCTTCCACATAACCCACCGAGGTATGCTTTTCAACTCTGCAGGTATCTTATTTGGTACAACCGTCAAGACCGTTGGTTTACTTTGCATTTGGCTCTCCCTTTTCGTACAGGAGGCCGGCTAAAGCCACGATGTTGTTGGCATCAATGTTTCTGAGCCTGAGCTCAATCAGCATGGTCTTGGAGACCAATAAAAGTTTGCGTGCATCTTCAACGGCTGTGCGCATTTCAGGTGTCATAGAGGCAAGTTCTTCTTGACGCAAAAAGAACAATGCATCGTCATCGTCAGTTTCGTAGTCAGGCATGTTATGGGGTTCCTAGAAAGTAGAAAGTGAAAAAAGAAGAGGAATGAAAATTCTAACACAAAAAATAATGTACAATACATCATGACCTCAAAAAAAGTTAAACCATTTAAAGCCGAGTGCCGCCAGGCCCTTGACCAGCTGCTTGCCCATTTCGGCACCAAAGCTGAAATGGCTCGTCAGGCAAAGATGAGCAGGAACACCGTTTCTTACTGGTTTACCCGCGGTCAAGTCGGCCGTGTGGCAGCCAAGAAGTTCGGTTCTATGAAGGCTCTGCCATTCACAAAAGAGCAACTCCGGCCTGACATAGCCAATTGGCTGCCTGTGGCTAAACGCAAATAATTTAAAAAAAACTAAAAAAGTTGTGTACGGCTCAAAAAGTGTTGTACAATGCAATCACGGCAACAACGCCGTCTCAATGTCGAAAAGGAAAATACCATGTCAAACATCATCGCTCAACTCACAGCCCGCATCGAAGAATACCGCGCTGAGAACAAAAACCCTTGCAAGAACTATGCCACTGAAGCTGCTGCTGAAAAAGCAACTGCTGCAGCTGCTGAAAAAGCAGGCAAGTACTTCGACAGCGAAGGCAGAGCACCACGCTACGTTGTCTTCTTTATCCCTGCATGGAACCGTTGGGTCGGCTGCATGGACTACTCAGAAATGTTCCAGCGTTCAACCGCTAACGGCGGCTACCTCGGTGCAGTCAAAGGTTTTTTCACTTACTAAATAAAAAACAAAAATAATTGTGCAACGCCTTAAAAAGCGTTGTACAATGTAACCACAGCAATAACGCTGTCTCAATGTTGTAAAGGAAAAATCATGAATCAATTGACGAGAGACATCATGGCTTGGCTTAAGGTTGACGCAGACACGGCAATCAAAGTTCAAGAAATAATGATGGAATATGCAGATGTAAGTTTTAGCAACAGCTCAACTGCTGTGTTAAAGCGTTTGGCCAAAGAATGTTTAACTGTTGTAAATGCTATGAATGCTGCAAAGGAGCAAGCATGAACTACAAACACAATGACGGCGGTCGCGAGGCTGCAGGCTACAAAGGCACTGCAGGAGATTGCGGCGCTAGAGCAATGGCAATAGCTTTGCAGCTTGACTACAAAGCAGTCTACAAAGAACTTTCTCA